TCAAAGATTATACTCTCGTCAACTCGAGGGTAAAACTACAAGACAGCTAGTTTTAGAACACGCAAAGATTGAAGGCATCGCAGAAACTTCTGCCTGGAGCGATTGGAGTCGTGTAAAACAATGGAATAACGAAGATTGGGAGAAAGATAGAGAAAATATGCTTCCAAGACTTCAAGCAATGAGAGTCAGATTATTCAACAAAGCAGTTTCAAAAGGTCAATTACAGACAGCAGCCCAGATATTAGATTCATTAGGCAAAGTAATCGGAGAGTCAGTGGAGACAGTAAACATCCAAGCACCTCAACTATCTATAAAAGTAGAACAGCAGTAGTATAAATGTATCAGTAACAAAGATTTGAGATATATATTTAAGTTACCCGCAAGTCGATTTTAGCAAAAATAATCTACAATCCTACCCCCTCTAAGGGGTCTAGAAGGCTCTCTGATGCCGTCATAATGTCATTTAGGTATAATCACACCTGCAGCACCTAGCAGCCCACACAACCGATCCTAGACCTATATTTTTTAATTGTTACTATATGTAAAGAAAATGTCATCGTGATGTTTGACATGACATAAAAATGATGTTAATATTTAATCAAATAGTTGATCAGGAGTTGCGAGATACTGCAACCACCTCACGACTTCAGGACTAGCCAGTATCCTAGAAAACTAGATCACCTGAAGAAGAAGTCAAATAGGTTCGACTAAGATTTTGACTTCATGCCTGTATCAACAGAATATTCCTTTTACTTCTAGGCTGTAGCACTCACGAAAATAACGGGAACATCAGGAGCTTAGATCCTCGGACTAGCTTTCCTTTTCCCTCCACAGATTACTCACGAAGCTAGCACAGCCTACAAGTAAAAGGTAATACCTCTTACTTAATTTCCATTTCATTCAAAAGGATTTTTTATTATGGCTTACGCCTACGCAATCACTCAGTACAACGGGCTTGACTATCAAAATGGTTTTCAGCCTAAGTGGAATTTGGTAAGCGAACGAAACGACCAGAAAGCGGCTCTTAAAGTTGCTGAAGTTCTAAATGCTCGCACCAAATATATACACAGAGTTGAAGTTGTTCGACCTGTTGAACTTCCAAAATTCAGCATATTAAAACCTGCTAAATCTGAAGCTCAACAACTTGTTATTCCTGCAAGTTTCAAAGTAATTAAAAAGAGATCATTTTTCAGAAGATTGATAGGAGCTTTTCTAAATGTCTGAAGAAGAATTTGAAATCTATTTTGCTGGCTGCGATTGGGGAGCAACTTTCGAGTTGTTCCCAAAGCTAGAAAAGAAACTTAATTACGACCCAGAAACAAAGGAGATCAACAAGCATGACTGATACAACTTACAACGGCTGGACTAATTACGAAACTTGGAACGTTGCATTGTGGTTGGATAATGATTATTTTTATTATTCAATCATGATGCTTCCAAGCGTCAAAACTTTTGGAGATTTTTTAGAAAAAATCCAAAGTAATATTTACAATAATCTCGATGCAAATTGGGATTATAAAAATTTTACGGGAGATCAAATTTCTTGGAACGATCCAAAAGTAAACGTTGAGGAAATCAACGAAAAAATTAAGGAGCTAAAGGAGAATTAATTTTCTCCTTTTTTCCTGTAAAAATTTTCACTTATTCCTAAAAAAAATGACTGTAATGAATGGCCGTATGAATGGCAAAAAATCTCAGGTCAAACCTGAAGAACTAATTGTGAATGAACTGATTGAAGCGATTGAATCAGGTAACACAAAATTATGGCGTAAAGAATGGACAGTTAAAGGTGGATTCAGAAACTTACTAACTGGACATAAATATCAGGGTGGAAATCCTGCTCTTTTATGCTTACAGAGTTCTATAAGAAATTGGCACTTACCGCTTTTTATAGGTGCAGGTCAGGCACGCTCCATTAATTGTTTACCTAAAAAAGGGTCACGTTCAGCACGGATTCTCCAACCACTTTTGAGAGAATTTGAAACGAAAGAAATTGACGAAAATGGAGATGCAAAAAAGGCTCAGTATATGAGCTATAAATGCGTTCCAGTGTTCAACGTTCAGGACATTCGTGGCCTAGACGATCAGGCTTCAAAAAAATTGGAGCAACTGATTGATGATGCTGTACTAACTGCAAAGCCCAGAGAATTAGATGTCAGAGTTAAAGAAGCTCACGACAGATTATTCCAGTGGGAAAAGCAGATTAACACTCTTATTAAGGGTGGAGATAGAGCCTACTATCGTGAATCAAGTGATGAGATTGTTATTCCCAAAAGATACAATTTCAAAAATGACGAAAGTTATTTAGCAACTTTTGCCCACGAAGCAGTTCATTCAACAAAACATAAGACTAGATTATCAAGAAATAATTTATCTTATGCTCAAGAAGAATTAGTTGCTGAATTAGGAGCTTATCTAATTTGTAACAGGTTACAGATTTCTAATTTAGACACTATGAACCATGCTGCTTATCTTGAGAGCTGGTGTCCTATGTTGAAGAGCGATCCTAAGATTCTTTTCAAATCACTAGCTATGTCAAGTAAGGCTGCTGACTTAGTAATAGGGGAGCAATAGCTCCTCTTTTTCTTTTTATTTATTATGACTCTTTATTTCATCAACAAAGTAAAATTCAAAAATTCTGAATTAGATTTATTTGATTGTGGGCATAATTGGTATGCTAAAAATCACAATGATTTAATTCAAAAGCTTGAATCTTTTACGAACCAAACATTATGCTTTATTGAATATCAAATAAGCATAAAAAATCCTATATCTTGCATTGATACATTATGAAAGAATACAAAGCAACCGACCCTGAAATGGTTCAGGCTCAAAAAGACTTAGCTAAAATGTCAAATTTATCTGATCGTGTAATTACTAACGATCAGGATTTATTTGCCGAATTAGCTACGATCCAGAAAAAATTATGTCATATCTCTGAAATGAAATCATATTTTCTTCAGAGATATGAGGATATACTTGATGAGCAACATAATTTAGAAACTCAGTTATGCGTTTTTCAGCATGAAATGCTCCATAGCTTCGAGCTAGTCTTCAGGTATTACAAAACAAAAAAGAAGGGCTTTAAATAGCCCTATCTTTTTCTAAGTTTAATTTACATCTTGTGAGTATAAGCGTTTCATACAACTTACGATCAGATTTTAAACTCTTGGTAAGTAAGTTATCCCACTCTTCAGAGGATAATTTATTGAGGTGGTATGGATCATAACCCATTTTTTCGACTGAAAGTATGTAAGACTTAATTAGACTCATAATGATACTGTTACTACATCATTAAATATAGCATAACAATGTTGCAATTACACAAAAACAATGTTATTGTTAATAATGAGTTCACTTATCCTAAATTTATGAACCAAAACGATAGGGACTTTCAAAAAGTCTTACAAGCCCTAACCACTTTTGATAAGAAATTATCAAATATTGAAATGGTGGTAGATAAATTAGCAAAAGCTACTACTGATTATGCTACGAGCCAACAAGAATTGAACAAGCAACAATCCTTACTAAATAAAGACTTAGGAGAAGGTTTAAAAATGCTTGGAAATAGTATGTCTGACATTATTAAATTTTTACAAAAACTAGGAGGTAAAAACTAATGGGTTTAGATATGTACTTAGAAGCTTCTTTTTCAACAAGAGCTTTTGTAAGACCTACCGATCAGGACTACGCTGATATGCGAGAAGGTAAGGAGGTTAAAATTGAAAAATCTCCTGAATTTGAAGATGCTGTTGCTGCTATTGGTTTTGAAGACGCTCCAATAGATCATGCCTACAATCATTTCCAGTATGTATTTCCTATCATCACTTGGAGAAAGGCTAATGCTATACATAAGTTTTTTGTTGACGAAGTGCAAGATGGGAATGACAACTGCGAGCGTCATTGGGTATCAAGAGACAAGCTCAAGGAGTTGCTAGATCGTATTACTACGATTCTTGATATTAAGACTCCAGTTGCTAGAAAAATGAAGGCTGAAGAGCTACTGCCTACTGACATTGAAGGTTGTTTCTTCGGTTCTAAAGAATATGACGATTGGTATTACAAAGACTTAGAAGATACTAAAAAGACTCTTGAAAAAGTCTTTGAATACGAAGAAAATGCAGAAGCGGGTAAATGCTTTGATAGCTTCTATTATCAATCATCTTGGTAATTATGGAATATACCGATAAACAATTTATAGAAGCAGTTTATGAAATTGCTTTTGGAGATGATGCTATTAATCGTAACTTCGGTCACGCTGAAGTTATTGAACAGTTGCAAGAATTTAGTGATGATTCTCTCAAGTGGGATAGCATACCTGATGAAGATAAAGAAGAGTGGGAAGAAGCCTACAACGAAGGTGCTTATTTAATTATGGAGCATTATGACTAACGAACCAGAGGATTTTTAACTTATGTCACATCCTGTAAATACTGAGATTTTAGAATCTCTATTCGATGAACAGATTGATGCTGTTCAAAAAAGATTTCCCTCCCTTTCAAATAGGGAGGTTGAAATCATCGCAGCCAGAAGAGCTAAACGTCTTTTTTGGGAGATGGCTCAATGAACATAACAGAATCTAGAGATGAAGCCTTTGAAGCGATAGCAGAGATGTTACGCTCCAATATTAAGAAAACAAAGATAGCTTCTAAACTTGCTGCTGATTATTGCGTAAGTGATAAAACAGTTTACAAGTGGATTACCAGAGTAGAGGAAATGTATGACATCGAGCCAATCGAGTCGATCTTACAGCAACAAAAATCTGAGTTAAAATCTGAAATTTATCAGGATTTAATTCGAGATTATCACAAAGCTAAAACTGATAAAGATGATGAATTACGCAGGAAAATCGGAGCTATATTAAATAACACTTATCTTAAAAAAATTACTTTCAACTGAGAATTTCGCTAGCGAATTATGATTGATAACCCACTACCAGATCAAGTTATGCAGGAGAAAGAAACGCTCCAAAATGCACAAGACTTTGAGTTCTATTGCCACCA